AATCTGACCAACGCCACTATCTATTTTCTTGATTGTGATCTTTCTACCATTATTTGACGAGATAGCTGGAAGGGTTACAGTTAACCCGCCGCTACCACCAGTACATAGGTAAACATCTTGATCACCAGTTGCGGATACAGAAGTGGATGTTTGTAGAATTGATGTTACTACATTACGTGATTTGTATCCCGTTGCATCAATAAGATTAAATGCCGGTGTGGCATCAGAACCACCAAGAGCAACTGTAACTCCACCGTAACTTACGGTACTATTTGTAAGCTGACTATTACCAATATTACCAAGAGTACCACCAAGAGTAATAGTGCCAGTAGTTGTAATAGGACCACCTGTAAGGGTGATACCATTAACTGTTCCAGTTGTTGCTACCGATGTTACAGTACCCGGTTGTGAACCATCTGCAACATTAAGAAGAGTTCTCACATCGCTTGCGGATAATTCTTGAACTGCTGACCCTGCTCCATTGTCGTTACCAAGAAGCACATTGTTGGATGCGACATTTTGAATCTTAGCGTAAGTTACATTATCATCAAGAATCTTAACAGTTGTTACCGCATTTGAAGCAAGTTGCGTTGCTGTGATACCACCATTCTTAACATATAAGTAATCGCCGGTTATACCAATAGTGCTATTGTCAACACTTGCATTAACACCATTTGCATTTACATGTATACCTGATCCTGGCACAACGGATAATGTTCTACTAGTTGTAATATTACCACCACCAGTAATACCATTACCATTAATAATAGATACAGTAGAATGATCTACATGCTCATTTGCAACAAAATTAGTTAAAGCGTCGTGATCAATATTTATACCACTTGCGCCAGTAAGTCTACCCTTACTATCGACTGTAAAACTGGCAACCCCACTAGTACTACCATATGTCCCAGCGCTAACAGAGGTTGTTTTAAGTTCATAGGTAAGAGTGTTAGTATTTGTGTCAATGGTATTATCAATATCAGTAGCGGTAATCTGATTAAGGAAGATAGTATCGCCATTGTTGACAACAAATGTACTACTACCATCGCCAACTAAGAATCCACTCATAACTGGACCGCCATCAATATGGCTAAGTGAATCAGCAAATGTTGAAAGACTAATTTTTCTTAGTATTTGTGCGCTAACATCAAAATATAGAAGTAGGTCATTCTCAGTAAAATCTAAGAAATCGTTAACACCAGTTTGGGAAGCGATAACGCCACTATTAACATTAAATGTCATGTTATCAGTATTGCTACCAACGACGGTAACGCCAGTGCCACCAATAAGATTTAAAGTATTTCCATCGCTAATAGATTGATCTGTACCTGTGTCACCAGCGACAGTAAAGGATGTCATAGTTCCTAAGCCAGAAACAAACACATTCCTATTGACTTTCTTCAGATCATTAGAACTATAGTCATAAATCATCAAGTAGTCATTAGCGGAGTCAATAGCTCCAGTAAGTGCAGTCTGCCCAGGTATATTAATGTCTACATTATCAGCACGAACCTGTATACCGCTACCAGCACCAACATTTAGAGTTGTTGAACTACCAAGAGCAGGAGATCCACCACCTGTCAAACCGGCTCCAGCGGTAACACCAATAGTAGAATTAGTAAGAGAAGAATTAGGTATATTTAATATACTATTGCCATAACCATTAAGATCAATTGTCTTATTTAAAAATGTCTGAACACCAGAACGTGTTGCTAGTTCATACTCAACAGCGTCATCGTCTAGAATGGACCAATAATTATTATCTTCATCCCAGAAAATTCTTACATTATTATCACTACCTCTTTCAACTTCAATACCAGCATCTTCAATAGCTGCGCCAGAAGCAGACCAGTTATTATTTAAAACAAGAATATTGTCGTCAATTGTGACGGTTTCGGTGTTTACCGTAACAGTTGTTCCATTGACAGTTAAATTACCTTCGATTACAACGCCAGTTGCAAAAGTTACCGCACTTGGCTCAAGCTTAATGAGTCCAGTGTTAGCTGGGATACCGATATTGCCAGTAGTAGCCAATACAATGTTTGGAACTTTAAGCTGTGAATTTGATTCATCAATATTAAAACTAGCAGAAGAATCATATTTTGGACTACCAGGAGAAGTTCCAAAAAAGACTATACCAGAATGATTTATTGTTTCATATGGATCGAATGACATTGTAAGCTCTCCCTTGTATTTTGGTGTGGTGGTACTAATAAGTTATACACTAAATCCTATACCAGTTAGAATTATCTGATATAATCGTCGTGGCTTCATTAGCATAAAACATGCTAAAATTACTACCTCCGTCGATTTCTTCAGATCCTAACGCAGAAACAGTTAGTGAGTTACTTCCTCCAGTAGCCTTCCTTTTGATTATGATTTTTTTACCACCAACGCCAGAGGCGGTTGGTAGCGTTATATTTATTGAAGAAGAAGAACAATCTGCAAAAATAACATCATCTAGTGGATCTAGATTGGTTGACGATGTAATTGTTTTATAGACTAGAGCGGTAGCCCTAAAGGCGGTTGATTGAATTGTATTGTCTGGAAAGCGAATGCTAGAAATATCTATCTGTCCACTCGCATTAACGCTAGCCACAACGGAATTCGAATAATCTGTCCATTCTTGGACATTATCGGACTGAGCAGCAGCCGCTTTTACCGTTAGTGGAACTGTCGCAGGATTAATGCCGTTTACAACAGTTCCAAAGTCTCTACTTAATGTTAATAAGCTATTAGACTTGTGAGTAAATGTTAACCCAGTTGTGTAATCTACTTTTATACTACTACTTGTATCAGAATTTATTGATATGGTCCCATTCTTACCTTCTATCCAACCTTGAGTTGGGGGAGTTGTAAAGTCAGTAGAATAAGGTTTTACACCAAGCTTCCACGTTGGGTTTGTAGCATTGTCAGAATACAACGCTATCATTTTGTCGTAAGTGTTATCTACATAGCCGTGAAAGAAACATCCAGCTGAATCTCTATAGAACGTTGTGTTACCAGATATTGTAACGTCGTCACCAACAAATAAATCACCATTAACAAATAGTCCACTAATAGAACTATCCCATGTGACCTCATCAATATATGATATAGTTGAATTGTCTGACCAGTACGCAATGGCATTATTAGATCCATTTAATAGGCTTTGGGCAGCAGAAGTTTGAATAGTACCATCTGGAAACGCTACGCCGCTATAGTGTGGCATTTGTCCAGACGCATAACCACCTGGAGTTAAAAAGAATGAATGGCTTGCTGGATATGTACAGAATACAACAGAAACACCCTGAAGACTTATTCTATTGTTATTATTACTACTGTCTAGAACTAAATCTCTTGAAAGAGTGTTTGAACTATATGTGCCTATTCCAACTTCATAATTAGATCCATTTTCAATTGTGTAATATGTACTATTTCCTTCTCCTATCCCATTTGCAAAAGACTCAAAACCGCCGTAGGTGTCAGCTAGCGTTATCGTTCCACTACCAGTGGTAATAGAAGTCTGTTTGATTCTATCTGATAAAACTAGCATATTTTAATTCCCATTTGTGCAGTTAAATTGCCTACCTATAATTACACTGAATAGCTTGCTGTCTCGATGTTTATGGGTCAGCCAAAAACAGTGGAGCATCGCAAATGTTCCCATAAACGTCATAGTAGTGATTGCCATCGTAAGTTGTCCAAATTTCTCTAATTCTGTGAATCGAAATCCATCCACTTAGCGAAGTGTAAGGAGTAAAATCAAAAAAGCCAATACTACCGGGCTGGTTTATGTATGTAGTTTGCAATGTATTTTCACCATACAGAGAGCTTACAGTTGCTTCAATAGCAGAAAGATAGTATGGAGAGCTTCCAACAGCACCATTTGTTGCATCGCATCTTATAGGATCCCAATTAGAACAGATAGCATTACAACTATTTGAAGAATACTGGATAATTCGTGAAGGGTAAGTAACTGAAAAAGGCTCCTGATCATTAGTTTGGATTATATATGGTTGGGACATTTGTACATAAGTGCCGGTTCCATGTTCATTGATTCCTGCTAGATAAAAAGTATAATAACCACATGGTACGCCGCTATATGTAATACTTGTGATAGAGGGGGGTAAAATTTGCGGGTTAAACATAAGACCGTCTTCAGGAACTCCACAATCAGGAGAATAAAATATACCACCGGGACCATCATTATACGTTACAGGAATTCGATTGAATTGTTCATATGCAACAAGTCCTCTAAGAAGAGAGTATCCCGTGATGTCAGATGGGCTAGTTGCAGACCACTCAAATCGAATATGTGCTCCACTATTTGCACATTCGGGTAAATTGTATAAACAATCCCGTACAGAGTACTCGTCAACATGAGCAGTAAACGAAGAAATTTGTGGAGTTAAAAAAGCGTTAGCGTTACACGCAGCTTCGCATTCTTCTTGGGTGTCAAATGGACCAGAAACAGAGCATCCAGGTGTAATTGGGCTTTCTTCAAAATATAAACACGTTGGTGGATCGCATTCTGGACCAGAGACGCAGTAATATCCAGTATATGGATTAGCGGTGGTAGTAGGCGCAACAGTGGTCGTTGGTTCACCAGTAGTCGTTGGCTCACCAGTAGTCGTTGGCTCACCAGTGGTCGTTGGCTCACCAGTAGTCGTTGGCTCACCAGTGGTCGTTGGCTCACCAGTAGTCGTTGGCTCACCAGTGGTGGTAGGCTCACCAGTGGTGGTAGGCTCACCAGTGGTGGTAGGCTCACCAGTAGTAGTCTTCCAGTCGTCTGGGTCTACTTCTGGCAAACATTTGTCTGGATCAAAGTCACAAATACTATGAATTTCTAATATCAGTGTTTTGTCTTTTATGTTGATTTTTTTTATGAAATCTTGCTGACTCAATGTTAATTTCTTGAACAGAATAGTAGCAGTGTTTGCTCCAAAGTATTTCTCAGCAATAAGTAAATTGTCTTCTTTGACTCTTAAAGCCATTTTTATTCTGTTTTTGAGTTCAAAAAAGTTATCTCTATAATCATCACCAGTTTCATTTAACTGGTCAACAATTTGAATAGAATAATTATCTAAGTACAGATCATCTGCATTAGACATAGTTTCTGATATTGTTTTAAACACCTTACTAGATTGAAGATATACATCTTCTGAGTGCAGATAAGTTACAACAATTGAAGAATTACATGTACCTATAAGTGTTGGTAAGTCATAAATACCCCATGAGCCATTCTCATTTGTAATCTGACTATAATTAGTGCCGCTACTTTTGGCAATGTACAATTCTCCACATGGACAATCATCAATGTCTCTTGGGCATTCTACTCCACTTTCTGGAATAACTATATAAGAAGTTAAATCTTCTGAAGGGCTTAGAGTTGTAGTTGTGGTGGTAGTAACTGTGTCCGCTGGGGTGTATGATATATACGGCTTCCGTGGTTTAGCGCATCGTTTTGGTCTTCCCATATTATCATATCCTTAATGCCCGCAACACTGACAAGCAGTTGACTCGCTACTCACCCAAAGAGGTCTATACTCCGATCCAATTTTTATAGCCACAACAAAATCATTATGATTAATTTGAAGAAATCTGTCCTTATTACTAACCAAAACTTCTTCACCAGTGCTAGTTAATATATAGCCAACTGTTGGTGAATTGTAATTTCCTGCTAGAATAGTTTGCTGCGCAATTCCCTCGATTAATAATTCGTCTAATCTGCTCGCATTGTTAATTGCTAAAGAGTGCGCAAAACTAATCCCAGATGATGAATAGAGAGAAGTATTATCACTAAATCTTATAGCACCCTGTAGTTTTAGATCGCCTTTAAGCTCTGCTGACGGTAAACCACTATTAGCAAACTCATAATTTCCAGAGTTAGAAAGTGGATCTCCACTATGACTTAATAGTAGCAAATCTACGCTTTCATTGCCAGTGAATTTAAAAGAAAGTTGATTTTGTGGATAATCGTCACCACCAGCATCAATCACTTCAATAGTATTGTTTTTTATGAGTAATTTTTCAACGTTATCTTCACTCTGTATCTCGATTTTTCCATGTGGTAAGAACAAATGTCTTTCATCTGTTGATAAATTGCCGCTGATTATCGGATGATCGCCATTTCCTATTAACAAAGTGTCATTAGAAGCTAAGTCTCTTCCTAGATAATTATTGCCAATTACTATATTTCCACTTATAGCTTCATTAGAATCATACAAAGCTTTGTAACCAATAGCTATATTATCTGTTCCGCTAGTAATATGCAGTAATGCAGAAGTACCAATCGCAACGTTTCTGTCACCTGACGTAAGGTTTTGAAGTGCTAAAAATCCAAAACCAGTATTGTCATATGCTTTATTTTCTAGAATTGACCTATCACCATTACAATACATTCCACCTAAAGTATTACCTTGGATATCTGAGTATACAAGGTTGTCGTTGCTGTCATATTTATTTAAAGCAAGATTAAACTGATTGCCACTAGAATCCATAAAATAAATCGAAGATGATTGCTTATCATAAACCTGACGCTGTTTAACGTATAGCTTTCCGTACTTTTGTGTTGGAGAAATGGCGCCTGTAGTCTCACAAATACTAACTACCGATTTACTATGACCTGATCCACCAATAGTAATCATATCATGCATTTGGCCACTTACAGCAAAAAAACCAATTTTGCTATCTTCGTCCATCCTAATGAAGATTTCTTTGTTTCCTTTTTTATACATACTTATATCAGCTATACCACTGTGGTTAAAGTATGTAATGTCTAGCCCACTATTGACACAATTTTCATGACCAAATAGCTGGAGTGAACTTTCATAGTATCCGTCGTTTTCGGCAGTTGCTCTTATTACAGCATTTCTGGCACTTCTTATATTTAGTGCAGTTTCTGGTAATTTTAGATGACTTGTGCCTTCAAAGTCATTGATTCCAACAACACCTTCAGAATCCCCGCCCTTCATAAGAATTAGACTGTGTATTGGTTCTGAAGTGTTATCATACGAGCTAATTGCAAATCTGTCAGATAGAGGACCGTCATAATTAATATCAGAATCGTCAAAATACTTTACTTCAAAACCCTTTAACTTAGGCTTACTATTGTATTGATCTAGCTCATTAACTCTTGTGTTACTTAAAAATCTATGGGATACATTTACTCCTGGTTGAAGCGCTCCAAATGTACATACGTAGTCACGAATATCAACAACATTATCGTTTATAGAACCATGTAGAAAGTTTATATCACCAACACCGTTAATTGAATGATTTGCTGTTTTACCAAAGTATATTTTTTTACCAAGGAAATCATCTCTAATGTAGATACCCATGCCGCTTGGTTGGGTAACTAAAGAAAGGTGGCCGCTTCCTATAACTCTATCTGTTAAAAGGTGGCATCCTCCACTGATGTGAATGCTGATATTACTGTTCCAGCTAGAGCGTGAATAAACATTATCATTTTCTAACCAAGTTAATGTGCTATTGTATGGTTTAAATTTGAAATAGTAATTTCTTAAATATGAGTTATTATCTCCACTCGACTGAACAACAAAACCGGCGTCTACTAACTCTTGATCGTTTAGATATCCACACTCAGAATCGCCTTCACAAATTCCAGTTGCTGCTAAATACAGAGTTTTGCACTCATAATAACAGTCTGAAACAGTTCTATTGATTTCAGTATAAGACTCTGCTATAACATCTTTAAAGTAACCAACATTCCATCTATTATTTTCTGAACCAAGATTATACGTATTGGTTTGTAATGGTAAAACATTACCACTTACAGAAATGGCTTCTAAATCGTGAGAGTATGCAATGTTTCCACTTGGAAACTTTATACCACTAGATAAATAAAGTCTGTCAAACTGATAAGAATCTGAGCCTAAATTAAACTGAGCATTTTGAGACGGTGTTATATTTCCACTGACTTGCAAAGTACCGTCGCTGTGCAGGGTTTTAACGCCAATGCCAAATTTTACAGATGAAAAATCTCCGTATACTAGAGGAGTTAGTCCAATCCCAGATGGATTAGCGCAAATATATCCAGAATCAACAGGATGTGAAGCTATGTACAGTTTGTTGCTAGTATTTCTACCTACGTAATAACCGGCAGCGTTTCCTATTGCTACATTATAGTTTCCAAACTTGTTTGATTCTAATGTATAGGTTCCTAGCCCAACATTTCCATAACCAGTAGTATTAGCTGAAACCGACTTAAATCCAACAGCAACATTGTCACCACCATAAACATTACAACTTAAAGCGCTAGATCCCAAAGCTGTGTTCTTTGTTCCTTGAAAATTGTTTCTCAAGGCAGAGTGACCAAAAGCTGAATTATCTTCATTATTACTATTGGTTACATAGTAATTTTTGAAAGTCTCTTTGCCAGCCCTGGTTGATCTAGTATCCAAAGATGCAAAATTATTAGTATCTAGATCCTTACCTTGTAATAGATTGTGCGCAGAGTCTATAATATCCAAAAGATTATGCCTAATATCACGGGGAGATATTAGGCCAGTAGAATTATCAGATAACTCTGTAACAATATTGGTGATAAGTTGTTGTTTGCTAATAATCATTTAAAAGCCTTGCTTATTTGAGACTGATTTCTAATGAGTTACCATTGAACTTAATACTGTCACCGATATACACATTCCTTGGATTTTGTAATTGAGCGTACATTAAAACGTTACCACTACCATGTAATGCGCTATCGACAATAGCAACACCAGAAACCCAGCCCCAATCAGTCAAAGCTGTATTGAAAACTAGATCTAATTTGTTTTTTATGAAACCATTACCTTCATACTGAGTATATCCACCATTTACTTCAGAACCACTAACATAAAGGTTTGTTGGTGAGTAAAAATTAACACCTGGGAATGTATTGGAAAATGTTACAAGAGCAGCTGAACTAGCTGACGATGCAGCTTCTCCAGAAGCCTGTAGCAAGTACAATGGATAAAAATACCCACTATGGTTGACTTCTTCGCTGTAGACTTGGTATATAGTGAAAGGGTCTGAACCAACAGTGTTCCAATTGATATCGCCACTATCTGCTGGAGGTCCAAGTTCAACTCTTGCATAATTGGTTGACACATGATCAATGCCTTGATCAACACCTGAAGGAATTTCTGGAATTGTTCGACCCGTGTCTGAATCTTTTGGCACAGAAGAGGTCAAAGCAATAGCAATGTTTGCTGGTCTTTCAAAAGCAGTGTTTCTAAACAAATGACTAAGAAGACCAGATTCCAAATAATCTGATAGAGCGGCCATATTTTTCTCCTATAGAGTCCTAGAGTGTATACATCTACTATCTTATACACAAAAAAAGCCGCCCCCAATTAATGAGAGCGGCTTGATTTTGTTTAGTAGTCTAGATTAGAATGAGCCAAGAATGACTCTTCTATTATCTAGAACACCAAAGCCGAGTTCTGCAAAGCCATAGTAGCCAGCACGCTGCTGACGATGGAGAGTTGGGTCTTCGAAGACCTGTAACTGCTCCTTGACTGGCATTACAAAGCTATCATTTGTGGACTGATCAAGACCAACAACAAGCTCAACATCACTTGCCTGAACAGCACCTGAAAGCTCATTGGTGAAGAAGTCCTGATATTCCTGGCCTTCGCCTAGTTCATCGAGGTCATGAAGGTTAACACCAAAGATTCTGGTGATTGGAGCACCGTTTTCTGGAGCGGTGTAGATCTCACGACGAGTTACTTCGTCAACCTGATCAAGACCCCAGTTACGGATATCCTCAAGAGCTTCTGGTGAAACATAGAGGTCAGTAAGACGACCACGACCAACTGAAGCACTATTACCACCTGAATTACGACGCATTACAGTCTGCATAAGAGAAACGAGTCTCTTACTGAAAAGACCAGCAGTTGCGTCACCGTCATAAACGAGAAGATTACGATCAACACCGGCAGCAAGAAGTGTGTGCCAACCGTCATCGTTCATCTTCTTTGTGAAGCCAGCTTCCATAACCTGCATGGCACGACCAACAATATCCCATCTTGCTTCACGGGCATAGCGAAGTAGATAGTCTACTGATGATGCAATGCTATAAGTTGGAATCATCACATAATCGCCTTCAACTGAACGCTCTGGAATTCTACCATGACCAGGATTGGTATAAGCAACATGCTCACCTTCAAGGCCAGGGGAGATAAGATCGAGAGGATATTCAGTTGTTGCCCCTGGTTCTACATTAATGGTTTCAAAAATGTTACCAAGGATATTACCGACAAGAACACCCTTACGAAGTGGGAGTTCAAGAGCTTTTGCAAACTCACGCTGTGCAGCCTGAGCTACATTGATGTCCGCATCCCCTGACTTACGTAGGAGACTTAGGAATTCATCACTAGGTCTAGTATTTAATGGCATAGTTAAATTCTCCTTTTTCATGGAATTAAAAGTTAGGGGAGGTTGATTTCTACTTTTGCATAACCATCTTCGTCCTTTGAAGAAAGGAAGCGACCAACCTGTAGCACACCTGAGCTACCTGGAGAGTCTTTACGAAGATTGCCAGCAGTTACATGACAAGCATAAGCTGGATCACCAGCTGATGGTGTACCTGTAATGCTATTAGTTACAACATACCCCTTACGGAGAACTGTAACCTTCCCACCCTTCTGCACTTCGTCTTTGTGCTGATTTAGGTGAGTACGAGTAAGATCCTTGTTAACTACGTCGTTAAGAAGAATACCAACTGGAACCACTGCTGAAGTAGCAGCCTGATACTTAACAAGGTTTACACCCTGATCCATAGCTGCACCTGAACCAGCAGTTGAATCGTGACTTACAACACCGCCACGGGTAGCCGTGCCAGCATTGTAGAAGAAACTGATATCAGTCTGTAGTTCAAATCTATCTGATTTTAGAGCCATAATTATATCTCCTTTTTATCACTTATGTAGTACGTTGTTTTCTAGCCATTCGGCCACACTAGCTCTGGTAGCTTGTAACTCATCTGTGTCGTCAGACGCATCAACAAGTGTTGCTTCTGTTGACTTAACATCCTCAAAAAGTTCTTCTGATACTTCTTCTGCCTGAGCGTCCTCTTCTGCCTGAGCACATTCTTCCGCTTTGCCCTCTTCCATCTTTTCATGCTTTTTAGCCTTCATCTTCTTGTTGTACATAGCAACAATCTGACTGAAAGCTTCATCTTCTAGGGCATCATAAAGAGCTAGTGACTGTTCTGCTTCTTCTGGCTCAAAACCAGCTTCTACAAGACTAGCTTTACGCATGTTGTCTCGCTGCTCTTTCTTCATCTTATTCATTTCCTCTTCCTTCTTTTTCATTTCTTCGTCCTTGGCGGCAATAGCTTCTTCAAGAGACTTTACGGCCTCTTCTGCTGATGCTACTTTTTCCTGAAGTAAAGAAATTTCCTCTGACTTGGCTGTTACATCGCTTTCAAGGCTAGCAATTGTATCAGCATATTCTTTATCTTTTGCAGCTTCAATCTGGGCACGAATGGCCTTGTTTTCTTCTTGAGCAGATGCCAACTCTTGACGAGTTTCAGCTAACTGCTGCTCTAAAACATTGTTATCAGACATATTAATATCTCCTTCTGATTCTACACTAGTAAACGTTTCATTTAAAGAGAAAGCTTTGCTAGCATCAAGGATAACACTTCTTGGATTAGCCGGTCTAGAAACTAAACCTTTACCAGAAAAAGAGATATCTCTTAATGATCTACCAATTTTATAGCCTTCGTACTCTCCCGTACCACCATACGCCCTTAAATGTTTTGTTAAAAAGGATGATTCTTCTGATCTGGCAACTATTTTAGCGTTGCCTTTAGTATCTACTACTGAATAATCAAATCCAGCAAATAAACACTCCATAGAAACGAACCACTTACCTTCTTCTATTTCTGCTATGATTTGTTGCATACGTTGACGATTTTCTGCATTAGTCCAACTATTGTACAAAACCGCCTCGGTTATAATATCAAAACTTTCAGGAGCTTCTGTTGTATCTTGAGCTATAGCATTACCTTCTCTATCTACAACATAACAACCAGTAATATGCCCGATGATATCATTTTCATCGTGCATAAAATTAAATTGTTTATCTTCTGGAGTTGTTCTAGCAGCCCAAGTTTCTGCTGGAGAAAAAACATCATCATTCTTGTTCCAACCAGTAGATACAAGAACTGATTTAAGATAATATAAATCAATCTGTTTTGGGTTTGCGCTTTCTGCTTTAATTTTTGCAAAAAACGCATCATCTGAACTTGCTGGTTCAGATAGAATAATAGCAGGAGAACAATACGCTACAGAAACATCTGCACGTACCTTCTCCGCTACGCCATCTAGAATTTCTTGTTGATATATTTTCATAGTGTTTGATTTCCTCTCATCAACATTATACACAAAAAGAAAAATATGTCGTAATTAAGACAATTTTTGCTCTATGTATAGCGCAACAATGTGTTTCCTATACGTATCAATAGTCATATCTTCAAAATTAATTTTCCTATCAATAAGCTCATCTGAAAAAGATTTTGGAGTTTTAGAATTTGAATGTAGTAAGTTTGCAACTAGTGCGCTATCTACGTATGACAGAGTAGAAATATTCGTAAATACATCTAATTTTAGTTGCTCAAGGTCTTTTACATTAGCCTTTGTCAATTGCCTTAAATTCTTTTTACCTAGAGAGGAAATGAAAGCATTGCTTACAATTTCTGATGTCTTTTCCCAGGCATTTTCTGCCCAGACAAATAATTCAGCAACTCCAGGTTTTGATCTAGGTTGCTCAACACGTTGTTTACGTGGACCTTCATCCTGTTTTAATGGCGGACGACCATTATCCTTTTGTTGTTGTTTTTGCTGCTTATCTCTAAGCTTCATATTTATATCGCCCTGCTTTTGAATCTTCTCAAGATCGCCCTTTAGATTAGCGTTGTGAAATGGACCGGCCTTATCTGGATATGCGTCATTTCCTCTTTCTTTAAGCTCTCTTTTAAGTCTGATTTTCTCAATTTCAGGAATTTCCTTAAATCTCTGAACGAGTGTTTCGTGACTGATAATATCTCTATCAGCAAGTTGAATAAGTAGGTTCTTCTCAGCTGCTTCGTCAGATAGTGTCATTTGATCAAACTGAACATGAGCTTTGTATCTGAAACCCATAGCTTTTCTTACGATCTCTATTTCTTTTTCCCAGAAACGAATTAATTGATCTCTCCCATACTGTAATCTTTCAACAAGAGTCTTGAGAGAAATGAAATTGTTTGTAAAACCACCACCATTTGTAGCCATTCCCGTTAAAGTTGGTGGAACGCCAAGACCAGCATAAATGCTATTGAGAACAGAAGTATATTTCTCAGAACCAAGGAATTTGTACACTTCACTACTTGATTCTTGGAATGATAATTCTGGACCCCATACTAATTCCATTGTACCGCCACCGACATTACTAGATAGGATATCACGTAGCTTATTGATTGCCGCCTTATTTGGTAGAATCTTGTGATCTAGATTACCAAGAGTCCAAAGTCGAATATTTGAGATGGCTCCATCTAATGCTGACATGTCTGCTAGACGCATTTTCTCTAACATGACAATATCATCTAGAATAGCATAAATCATCGGATTTGCCCACTGTCTCCAGTCATCTTTCTTATAGTAAAATACTCCAAGTCTTTCTGGATCTAACGGTATATCCTTCTGTCCATCCATTAGCGACCTTTTGATAGTTGGTGGCAATGTTTCTAGAACATGGCTTGGAATGTCTCCGCTAGTAAACTTGTCGAAAAATGAATTAGTTGTAATTGTGTAGTTGTTTAAACCCATAAATAAGGACAAATTACCATCTTTCATCTTAACAGTAAGAGGATTGAAGAAATTATATCTCCAAGGAATTTGATTTTCTGTAATATTTGGAACCTCTACCTTGATATCTTTAGATAGGGCTTTCATGTATTTATTAAGTTCTGGAGTTACCTGCGCATAGCTACGATACACAATAACATTTCCGCACTTATAGAGGTTATTGAGAAAACGCTCTGATCTTTCTTTGCCATTTATGCTTTTAAACCATTGTTGGTAAAATCTTTCTACACTCTTGTTCTGATGTACAATCTGAATACCTTGACTCCCAAAATCACCCATAAGATCAATAATATTCCTGATAATACCCACTTTGTCATAGGCATCCATACACATCTTAATAATTCGACGTTGTTGATTTGGAACGGCTTCGTTTGGTCTGAATGCATAGTAATCATTTTGTGTGAATCCGGGCCTAACTGAACGATTTGGTTCTATGTCGATAAAATTTCGATAAGTATTACCTACGCTTTTTGACAAGCCAGTGTATGAGTCAACGTTTTCAGAAAATTGAGACAGAGCATTAGCTTTGCTTGTAGAGTCATTATCATTCCACGTTATCATGTCTTTATCGTTCATTTTGTTTTCCCGTTAATTGAATTGGTAATTGGACTATACTGATTAATACACATCTTTCATCTGATCAGTGAACCAGCTTGGTCCAGAGTAATAATTTTCGTTTTCAGCTTTAGACCTAAACTCTCCACCTCCAGCAAACCCGCCATAAAACTTATATTCCTGTTGTTCTGGGGTTCTCTGTATAATTCTAGCCGCCATATTAGCCATAAGTAAAGCAGAATAACGGTCTTTTCTCATCTTGCTCTTTCTTCCTGTACCAATAACTAATTCAGGTGTATCCCATCTATCTCTACCGCTATTGGTTTGTGTCATCTGTATCATAGCTAATTCATCTTTAAGCTCTTCTATATCCATAACGCAGTCTTCAAGCGTGTCAAACATCCTATTCTTTATACCATCCTCTGATATTGACAATCCAATTGTTATTGAGTCAAAAAATGGAAAGATTAGCACTTTATCTTCAAAGTCCTTACGCATACCATGATTAGCTTCAGCTAGCCAGTCATACTTAGCAAACTGACACATTTCTATAATATGTAGACCACGCTCTCCATCTGTGTCTTTTGGCTTATTATCATCAATAACTGGCCAAAGTGCCAATTCTCCTTCACGTATCTTATCTTTATCGTGAAGAGACTCAGTAACAGCAACACCGCCACCCTGAGCGTCAATTGCTATATGTACACATGGAAAAAGTTTCATTAAATCTCTAATCTTACGCCCACAATAGGAATAGAAATCAGTTTCCGCTGAGTACCCCTTCTTTACCATCTCTTTATGTTCTGATCTTGTTGTAGTCCAGCAGTAAACAATCCTTCGATGATCTGGATGAACTTCTAGAACAACAATGCTAAAATTATCCACTTCAGACGCAGGGTCAACACCAAAGATATACTTTCTCTCAGGATTTCCAATTAAAGCGGCCTGGAAGCTGATTTCACGCCCTTGGCTATCTTTAATGGTGTTTGAGTCATTGACAACACAAGACTCGATTAAAGAGCGTTTAAAGAAACCCTGTGAGTCTCTTGTAAAACAAGCCCCATATTCCATTTGATAAATACCAGAATGTACAGTAGCTTTAGATCTGGCCACCTGATCAGCATCCATGAAGCCTTTTGGTAATAACTCATATGGTATACGTATAATAGAGTATTGTTTCCAGTCAAACGTGTCTGGAGCTTCTTCTCCACCAAAGATCTCCTTTAATCTTTGTCTATCACCCTTACTTTGAACTATAGCTTTCCATTTCTTCCAATATGTCGCAAAGTGGTTAAAATCATAGTATGCCGTGCCAGAAAGAATGATTTGATTGTCTTTCTTGTACTCTTTCTTTTCTTCGACTTCTAGTTCGACACCAAGCTCTTGAGCCTTTTTTTGCGCAGCTAAACGCTTTACATTTTCTACTGGATCTGCGCTAACAGCTGCGAAACCAGCTACAACGTTCTCAAAAATTTCTCTAGGTATAGAAGCAAACTCGTCTGCAAGAATATCATTTGCTCTCTGACCTCTAATTTTCTGACCATCACCAAGAGGTAAACATGTAATTGTGCTTTCGTTTAACCTTAGTACACATCTATCAGTATCTCTACGTGGACCGCTATCAGAATCGCACAAATCTCTAAGCATGGGTGAATTACGCCACATCGTCTCCATATATTCAAAAATAACCTTAGACTGTCTAAATGCAGCACCAACGACAACAATTTTTCTACGTGGCAGCACTAATGCTCTTAGAACGGCGTATAGAGAAAGCATAAAAGATTTACCAAACCCTCGACTAGCAATAAGCATCGGAAACTTCCTATTCCATATTTCGTTAAGAATCAGCGCTTGCGATGGAAGTAGATTTATTCCAAGTATGTGATGAGCAGTAAAGGAAAGATACTCTGGCCTCGTCATGAGGTAAGCTAATCTAAGATGAAAATCATCATCACTGGGATTGAGCATAGCCATAGGATTGAAAACATTTGTTTCAATCTCATCAATACCAAGCCAAGCTTCGTCAATTGTTTTTAGATTGTTTTTTACCATTTATTCACAACTCTATCAGCAAAGCCATAGTACACCGCTTCTTCCGGCTCCATATACCAATCGCCATCTTTAAACTTCTTTATCAAGTATTTTTTAGTCTTGTCTTGATCGTACTCTTTTTCTTTAAAGAATTTTCCACGACAACATCTTTCAGCATAAATATCTAGCATTTGGTCAAAAATTTTCTGTTCAAAATTTATCCAGTTCTGCACATTTCTATACTCTCCGCTAATTCCACTCATTCCATTATGAACCATGAAGTATGAGTGTGGTGTTAAAAGCCTCCTTGTGGCGGCTTGTAGTATTATACTACTCATAGACTCAGCTTGACCATACACAATAATTGAAACTTTAGAGTGACACATTTTTATTCCATCAAACATAGCCATTCCATCTGCCCACTCTCCACCAATACTGTGCATATGTACAGTTATTTCATCATGACTTTCTACTTCTAGTGATCTAAGATTTTTTATGAAGATATTCGACATTTTGTATTCAACGCCAGGATTTTCATCGAAAGCATGATGATTATGAAGAAATATCTCTCTAGTATTTGTATAACAACCGTAATTGTGAACATCATGCAACATATCATTGTTACTATGCGGCATCATTTTTTTCTCCCAATGGTATACATTTCATTAATTCTCTTGAGGATGCTACTAACAGCTAGAAATGCATTATATTTATCGCCACAGAATAAAACATGAACGTTGTTGTACAGTTCAAATTCAATAAGACATTTGAGCATATACCTACCAGTTATTTTAACAGATGCTATATTCTTAATTGGGATTCTAGTCTCGTCTGGAAATTTTATGAGATCTTCTAGCGAAAATTCTAAGACGATATACTTATGGGGGAAGCTTGCCATTCTAGCAATCTCGTTTAAGAAAGCATGTTTCTTTTGCCCTAGATTAATTGCTAACTCTTCCACACAACCTTTACGCTCTATACATATCTTGTCTTCAAGACCGGCTATTGAATAATCTCCAGTATCAAGTTTTTGCTCTATCATCCCGTCACAAGTGTTAAACTTGCTAAAATGATAGCCATCTTGCTCTCTAGTATCTTTTATAACAGTAAACGATGGTGCTTGTATGTATTTTGCCATTATTTAACCAGTGTGTAAAAAAGTGATTCGTAGTGGTGTTCTTTGCCCTTTATGGAATTATGGCACTTTCTACACAATGTTATGCCGTTAGAGACTTCATATCTGAGAGCGTGTGCGTGTGCCCACCTCTTAATATGATGAACTTGTAATGATGACTTAGAGTTGCAGTTTGGCATTTTGCACTTAAACTTATCTCTTTTAAGAACATCTTTGCGAAATTGCTCATACGCCGGATCGTTATAGTTTCTTTTCATAGTTCTTGTATTTTGTCAAACCTAATTTTTTTCCTAATATTTCTACACAAAACTCTTGTTGTAATTGAATTATCTATTTTTAGTAGCTGGTTTATAATCCTAAGTAGTAATTCACAGCAAACTTCATCTGGATCATCAGCCTGTATAAAAATAGTTAAAAACGGTGCATCGAATTCTCTGAGTCTATACTTCTCTATTTCTCTGAAAATATTAGATAAGTCTAGGCTGACTTTAAAGTTTCTCATGCTCTAGCATCATTTCGATTAAACTTGTTAGATCGTTTTTAGGTTTCCATCCAAGTTTTGCTTGAGCTTTAGTAGAATCCCCTCTAAGGTAATCTACTTCTGCTGGCCTGTAAAACTCTGGATCTTGAACGACTAGGTAAGACCAATCGTCCAGCCCAGCCTTTTCGAAGGCTATATCTAAAAAATCTCTGATTTTGTACGACTGACCTGTACATATAACGTAGTCATCGCCGTGTTCCTGTTGCAGCATAAGCCACATAGCTTCGACATAATCGCCAGCATATCCCCAGTCTCTATATGCTTCAAGATTTCCCAAACGCAGCTTAGGAAAGCTATTCTGAACTCCAGAAGCGTATATCAGGTCGCCTTCCTTGCAAGATTCTGAAATATTATCGACACTTAGATTCATTTGTCTTAACCAAGTTGTGAATTCTCCAATCCACTTAGTAATTTTCTTGGTAACGAAATTATCACCCCTTCGTGGACCCTCATGATTAAATAGAATACCAGTACTAGCATGAATTCCGTAAGCTTCACGGTATAACCTAACAGCGTAATGAGCGGCACATTTAGCAATTGCATATGGAGATTGAGGTAGGAATTTAGTATTTTCGTTTTGGTATTTTTTACCGTCTCTACCGATGTCATAAGAAGCTCCAAACATCTCACTGGATGACGCTTGGTAGAACTTTACATTTAGCATATCCAAATCAACTAATGCCTGTAACAAATTAATACATCCCTTACCCGTAACATCCCATGTTAATGCTGGTTGTTTGAAGGATGTTCCTACATGAGACTGCGCCCCAAGGTTGTAGATTTCATCTACATCGGCGTTATCTTTAAGAATAAGCAAAAGACTAGACATATCGGTAAGATCACCTTCCACCAAAGTGAATCTAGGATTCGATATGATGTGCTTGATTCTTTGCGTATTGTCTGTACTAGACCTCCTAGATATGCCTACAACTTTATATCCCTTCTCAAGCAACAAGTCTGCCAGATGGCTTCCATCCTGCCCTGTTATTCCTGTAATTATAGCTTTCATTTTTTCCTCACTTTTGAATATCCAAAACGTAAAAAATCCTGTTCATATAGTTCATACACTCGCTCAAGAGCTTGATCTGAGTAAGCATCTAAATAATTTTTCCATATTTTAGAAGCTTTTGTTATAGCGTGTTTGGCTGGACCAAGATAAATACCATGAGAAGCACAGTCACTAGATAGGTTCTCTAACCTAATTATATTCATTCCGTCTTCATAGAAATTAACCTGATGACCAAAATGATTTCTTGTATAATCCTTATTGTTCCGATCAATGTAAATTTGTAATTGTTCCATAATGAAAGTTTCAAAATCAAACTTCTTATCTATACTATTGTAGTAGTAAGCTGATAATATTCTTTCGTATGGGCGACGAACTGTAATGTATTTTTTGTATGTTTCATGATTTATGTTTTTGATTTTATAGAATCGTAAATCGGCATGATGTAAATATATGTTTGACTTTCTGCAAAGTCCGTACATAATGTCATAATTTGCCTGTAGTGGTGAAATTTCTTTGTGATTTTTACCCAAAAGAGTCTTCATTAGGGTATATTCTACACTTGTTCCTCCAGTTTTGCCTGGATGCATAAATAAAATTTTGTGATCGTGGAAAATCATCTTATTTATCTTTATTTGAGGTCATTCCCTGACTGTATCGGGTGTTAAAAATGGTTGATCTACAACTCCGTCCTCATATTTATGGTAAGATCCGAGTCTTTGTTCTTCTTTTTTCATTGCTATCTTCATTTTTTCCATTTCGATCCCGTACTTCTTCATTTTTTCTGGATCTTGCATCAAGCTTGCGACCCATGATACAAAACTTTGCTTACTATCTTCCAATCTTTTGATTCTTTGCTCTCTTGTGCCCTTCATTTCCTTTAACATGGACGATTTTTTCGCTTGAAGCTCACGATAGTCCTTGTTTAGACTCTCTTGTGCTGCTCTAAGACTCGCCATTTGTCTTTCTAATCCAATAATTGTATCCTGATTCTGTTGGTCACGGTCAAGTTGCCGTTCTTCATCTAAAAGTTTCTCATAAACGTTGAGATATTCTATGTTATCCTTGTTTGCCTTTAGGCAGCGGTTCATGAGAAGCTCCAGTTTGATAACATCTATTACTTGTAGTTCTTCAGTGGGGAATACGTCGTCCTTGAACTGGGCGATTATGCGTGACCAATGATATTTGAACAGTTCAAGTTCATCGGATGTGAATTGATTTTGCAATTCTAACCAATATGGGCGATCCTCTAGTGAAAATGCGGCAGCTTCCTCCCCCGTAATACCTACTCTAAACTTCCTTTTTATAAAATCAATGACAGATTCTACGTCACGATCAAGGTGTTTGGCTATATCTTCTGGTGTCATGCTATCTAAAAGCCTAGCAATTATCCGTTCTTCCTCTTTTGAGATTCTACCCTTCCTCATCGTTGTTAATTCCTTACTTTTTTAAGATTGCGATATATATTCCATTCCACCAACTACTAGTATCGCCGTTTCTAGCTGAAAATAATTTTCTTTCTTCGACAATTTTTAGGTTGGCTTTCTCTATTCCGCTTTTTGTTCCAGCTTGTACGTGTTCTGGATTGTAATCGTCACATATGTAGATAAATGTATCATCTAAAACATCGTAATAGTGAGTTAGCGCCCGCTCTTGGTCCTCAAAGCTATGCTCACCGTCATAGAAATACACATTAAACTTAGATTTTAAGTTAGAAACATCGACTTTGAAACAATCTTCATCTAGAAAGTCAAAATTCACCCCAACATCTTTCATGTTTTCAAAGAAAATATTCTTTATAGATCTACCTCCAAACAAATTGTTTGAGAAATTGTCAATTGCAAGTGCATATTCTGGACTATTTCCTACAAGTGCAGAGTAAAGTGTAGAGCCTTTCCATGTTCCAACCTCTAAATATCTTAAATTGTCAATAGAGCACACTTTGTTTAGCAAGTTTCGAACATTTCTACTAGACATACCATCTATTTCAAGAGCTTTTGGTGTTAGTTTTGTGTTTGGTCCTTTAGAATATTCAATAACATCATCAAGAATTATCATATCCGTTCTCCTTTAGTATATGTTTTATAACCTGTATAAGATGAAGTTTTCTCTTCTTTGGAATATAGGCATCACTTGTGAATTTTAGGTAGTCAGATCGGAACTCAACGGGCAAAAACTTGTCTATTATATGTTTTATGTCGTCCGTGTCCAGAATATCGTCAATGTTTGTATTTTTTTGTACAATCTGATCGTCTTGAGGTAGAGGTTTTGGGGCCATTATCTTCTTTTTGTCTTCATCGTCTTTAACAAAGAAGTTATCACGGACAAAATTCTTCAACCTGTTAGACAAATGTACCGATAGAAAGTTCTCAAGAGGGCGACTTGTGTCATAACGATCAAGGGCATCCATACATATAATAAAAGCCTCTTGTTTTATGTCATCAATTTCATACCCTAAGAATGTGTACCTTGGGCTTATTCTATCAACAACTATTGTTATTTGTTCGATGACCTGTGTTTCTGTCATGCCTTTGGGTATTTTCATTAATCATCCTTCTGCCACATCAATCTTCTCCAGCCTGTACCGTCATAGTACTTTAGGCAGTCGTCTGACTCATCATAATAGATCACACCTTTTCTTGCGGGTGCGGTTTTCTTTGCGTTTAGTTGTAAATCATTAGCTGTGAGTCTTTTAACATCAACCTTCGGGCTTTTTAAAGATAAGTTTTTGTTGTGTTCTGTAACTGATTTGCGGACTATCTCTTCATCAATTAGTGAATCGAGGGGTATGGAGACAAGACCGTCTGTATTCCTTCCCAGAACTGAGTTTTCTTGTAAAACTACAGATGTTGGTAGGTGCGGATGTTCCGAGGTAATAACTGAGTGTGACTCTGTTAGTACTTCCGTGAACGTAGAGGGGATGTATGAAGATACTACAATGTAGTCTTTATAGAGTTCTGAGCATGTAATCGGTCTTGCAATATGCGTTGGAGATATGACATCCTTCTCAATAATATAGAAAGGGCGAAATCTATTTAAAAAGAACTTGCCTTCGTTTTCATATATGTATCCAAGTCCACGTTCAGTGAAGCCATGTCTTTCGCACTCAAACCTAACTGAATAGAAGAACTTTACATTGATTCCAAATAGTGACAAGAAGCTGTTTTGTGACGAGCTAATTTTACCGGTTTCTAGAAATCTTTTGTAATCTGGGCTAATTGAGAGGGCTTCTGTTCCTAGTAATTCTATGTCCTTGGAATCTTTTACTGTTTTACCTCTTTCAATCGCTTGTATTATTGATGTTTTTAGCTTCATCAGCATCCTCACTTCGTTCGTCGTTAATCAGAGATGAGAGGGGGCGGTCTGGTTTATCAAGGTCAGAAAGGGCGCCCATAGTAAGAGCGGCGGTTGCCTTACAGTTCAATTGACAGTCGATTTGTTTTGGTGTATTCATATTGTTTCTCCTCTAGAGTTTATTATACACGATTTGTTGATATTTAGCAGCGTTTAGGTTCGATCTGGAGAGATTGGGTAATACATTTTAAATTGAATGGTTGAATTGTTTATAAACCACCCTGGCCTTTTCGCCTATTTCCCC